TCACCAGTTCCAGTTACTATACTACCGACATATTCCTCAGTTGTCCCTGTTGCTGCTGCGATCTGTTTATTATAAGCACTAATTTGTGTTGAAATCTTAGCTATCTGTTTTTCTTCTTTCTCACCTACTTCTCCAGCTTCCTCAGAAACAGCTATATAGTCTCTTAACTTTTCTTCTTGTTTTGTTTTCAACTTGATTAATCTCTCTACCTCATCTGAGTTTCCACCTATCGTTTTAGTCAGGGTTGCAGTTCTTTCTTCTGTTGTTTCAATACTAATTCCAAGCCTTTCAAACTCATCTTTAATTGCTGCTGTTGGTGCTATAATTCTAGAAAATACCGTTTTAAGTGAACGAGCAGCTAGTGTGGCTTTTTCACCCCTACCAATTAAAACACTCATCATCGCACCAACTTCTTTAATCCCTAATCCAGCCAATTTTCCAATAGACGCTACTCTCCCTAAACCAACTGAAAAATCACTTAATTGAGCAGCACCAGCATCTTCAACAGCGTTAATATCTGCTATTGTTTGAGTTAGTTCTTTTCCAGTAACGCCATAGTTTTGCATCACAGCCACAACTAAATCCATAGATTTAGCCAAATCCAAGTTACCTAATTTAGACACTTCAACAGCCTTGGTAGTACCATCAATTATCTCTTGTGTTTGAAAGCCCATAGCTGCAAGTTCCTGCATCACATCTATAATTTCGACCTTATTCATACCCCAATAGAGAGCTAATTCCTGTGCTGCTGGAATTAAATTAGCGTTCATCTCTGCTGCTGTTCCACTAAATACCTTTTGCAATCGACGAGTGGCTGTATCAACTGCAACGAATTTATCAACGGCTACTTTACCAAAAGCAACGATAGGTGCAGTTAATTCAACAGAAAGGACACGACCAGTCCTTTGCATGTTTCTCCCCATCTCCTCTAGCCTCTTACCAGAAGATTTGGTCACAGTTTCAATCTTTTGTCCCATACCAGCAACGGCTTGGGAAACTTTTTGTAACCCCGCCTCTACTTGAGCTGCTCCTATGAGCTTAAGTGCGATTAAGACTTCTCTACTCGCCATATTTACTTTTTAGCATCTCTGATTTTTCTTACGATGCTTTCAGCCTCCTCATAAATTGCTATTCTTTCTAAAAACCAGAGTGGTTGGGACATAATCTCCCAATAATTCCACCCAGTTTTTTTACTAATAATCACTTCGTTAAAACCTGATATAAGCTTTGGTTTACTAGACTTAAGGCTTATCACAAGTTTCGTTATTAATTTTTTTTTTGGTCTGTTGTTAACCTTTTCTCCCCAGTAAGATCAGTAACCTTCTGTACTAGAAAGTCATAATCTTTACGAGGAAGTTTTTTGATGTTTTCTACGGTCGGTTTGATATCTTTACCATCCTTGTCGGTAAAGTCCCAACCCTTAACCATAACCTTTAAGGTCGCCTCTTGAGCTTCATAATACCTAGATGCTCTAATACTCATAGCAGTACTGGTCTGACCAGCCACTATGGGAACTGAAGTATCTGTAGTATAAATCTTCTCTATTTCTAGAGAATCATTAGCTATAAGGCAATCGTACAATTCAACCTTACCCCCTGTTTCTGGGAGTGAAATAGAAATCGTACCCCTAAAATCTTTTAATACGGGCATATGTACCCTCCTTTTTTAATTAATTATTAATTCAGATTTTAATAAACGTCACTCTTGTCGTTTCCAAGTCTGACATCAATCAGTCTAGCTCCTGCGTCTACTTTGTCTTCAGCTACAAAATTGCAGTTTGCAACAAAGAAGTCGTCTAGTCCTGTTGTGATTTCATTCTCGTTTAGTCTAAATTCTGGAATCCTGATTCGCATCTCTTCATTAGCGTTACCTGTGAAAGTGATCTCCATAGCTCGTTTATTCAGAGCATAATAGGCATCCCTATCAGTAACAGAATCAAAGAAGACTGTGTATGAACCAGATACTCTGCATCCTTTTGTTCGGATAGCTGAGACATCTGCACTTCCACTTCTGTGAATCATCTCCAACTCGTTAGCAATAGTCAAACTAAAGTCATTAATTGCTGTCGCGCTAGCTGAACTAGCTGCCGAAAGAGTTGATCCAAATTTAACAGACATATCTGGGAAAGCAAAAACTGTTCCAGAAGTTGTTGTCGCTGTTTGAGCTGAAACTACGGTTGGGAATTTACCCATCATAGATGCTGTCAAAGTAGCTAAACCATCTGAAATCTCAAGATTGAGTTCGTTAGTAGCAACATAAGTATATTGCTGAACGTCAGTGTCTCTACCCTGAATGATAGTCGCTGTCTTAGGAGTATTTCCAGAAGCTGTTACATAGAAAGTGTGGTAATTAGGTGTGCCAGTAGTCAACTGTTCGTTGCCCATAGCTGCCTTCCAAAGATAACCTGAATTGTGAACATCACAATTTATAGCCAAGTCTCCTTCAGACCACTGCTTGCCACTAACAGAATCTTTATCCATCAATCTTGATGTCTTTGAGGCAATATCCTCAATAGGCTCATGATGGCCTCTCATCGAAATATCAGTGTAAGGTAAATATACATCTGGTGTTGTATTGGCCTCCCCAGGAGTCGTTTCAAGAGCGAACCCTGCGTAGCCAAGTCTACCAATTGTTATTGACATAATTTATTTTCACCACCTTTCAAATGCTGTCAACGATATCTATAGCGTTGACATCAATTTCTAATAATCGTGTAGCGTGTTCACGGATAGTATAGTCAGCCCGCCACACAATTGGCTCAACATACTTGCATGTACCTGATAGTGTAGTATCCATATCTAGTGCCTTCTCAAATTCATCTATAACCGATGTCATTATGTCCTCAGCCTCTTCTGGAGTCTGACCAGTTCCTTTTTGCCTCTCCTGATAGAGTTTAATAGTAAACCCTCTTCGTCTCAAGTTATGAGCAGTTGAAGCAAACTCAGCTTCGCCATCTCTTAATGTAAGTGTAGCATATGGGTACTTTCCATCAACATTGGAAACCTCCCAATCCCACGCTCCTTTCAGAGATTGCATCTCGTTTAACTTTGTCAATAGTTTTACGCGAATTGCTGACACACTCATCTTACCACCTTTTCTATTGAATTTTCCACTGCTCTATAAAAGAACAATTTAACCTTATCAAAAGTTGCTTCAAAAAATTTATATGCTTTTTGTGGTTTGCGACTAATTGCTCTTGCAACTAAGAAAGATTCCTCGTCTGATAGACCCATATGTTTAATATTAGGCCAGTGAGCCGATGCACCTTCTTCTGCAAAAATAGCATAATCCCTTGGAAGTGAACCATCAGATGATCTTGAACCACCAGCACCTATTTCCCTATATCCAACACTTTTCTTTGTTACTGCCATACTATCAGCAAGAGCACCAGTATTTACAGGTGCACCAGCACTCAAATCATCTTTAACAAAATCTGCTGTTTGATCCAAAACATCCTCCACCTCTCTAGGAAGTACTTTAGCCATACCAGTAAGATCAGCCATTAACTTCTTATCACCAGTTATTGTTATCATACGTTGTCCTCGTCAAATTTAACTAAAGTTAATTCATAATGTGGGGCAGGATCCATCGACCAATCTTCTATTCCCTTTACTCTTAATATTTCACCTGTTCCTGAAACAGTCACATAATCTGAAACTAATATTCCCGATGTAGTAGTAAAGCCAATATATGTTTGTCCTAAAACACCTTGAGCAATTGCTGTCTCTGCTGGAGAAGCTGGTTGAAGTTGTACTTTAACGGCTGCTAAAGCTGAATTTATCTGATACTGTTCCTTTGAAGTATCAGTAGTATCTTTAGTTAATCGCTTGATACTGATAATAGCATCTGTAATTACACTCATACTTTACACCCACCTTGCTGACTGACGATAGGGTCTCAATAACTCATAAGCGTCTTTCATAAAGTCTGACTCGCCACCGAGTCTTTGAGACCAACGCTTACTAATTCTACCCTGAGTAATGCCCTCTAAGTCCTCCTTATTGGTATGCCTCATAATAAAGTCAGACGCTATATTTACCGTTGCCTGTCTGATTGGATAAGGAACTTCTGTATAGCCAGCAATATAATCTAAATCTGTAAAAAACTTAGTTCCTCTAATATCAAAGAAACTTCCAATAATACTATTACCAGTCATAGACAATTCTGTCCCTGGATACAATAAATATTTTCCGCCAGTTGGAATGTTATATCTAGTATCATCTCCACTTGTTAGCGATAAATCTAGTGAATTAGTTCCCTTAATAAGAGACAGCGATGATACTGAGTTAATTGGTGTCTTGTTTGGGAACACCATGAGATTCCCCTCAGTATCTACATAAGCGTTAGCTTTTTCACTTGTAATTTGCTCGTTTAAAACACCTGAATTAGTTGTGTAACCGAGATAGTTATTTACATGCTTCTCGGCTGCGGCAATCCAAGTGTTAATTTGAGTATCAAAAGAAGAGTCAATATCAAGTAATAGGTAGTTTTCGATGTCTACCTTATTACAGTATTCTAATATTGTTTCGTTATGACTTCCTGCCATAATTCCTTTCTTGTTGTGAAGACATCTTCACTTTTATAATTGTTGTTCCTCTGTCCTCGCCCCATGCAGAGGAACTACTAGGGGCGAGAAACAATGTTAGGTTTTAAGCACCTGTGTTGAATTTGAACTGGAATGGTTCTCCAATAACTTTCAATGCCATAGCTTCTAAAATAAAGCTAATGTATGAGAAGTTGCTTGAAGGTACGTCCACTCTTGACATAGGAATCAATTGGTCCGCTTCAATCCAGATTTCACCAGCTGGGGATTTCTCTGTTAGGAGTAATCCACCAAAACCAACGAATCTTGATACTTCAGTGTCGATTAGTGTCCCTGTTACGGGGTTAACAATCTTCTGTAGTTTCAGACCGCCAGTTACGCCTGTTAAATCCTTTTGAGCAATTACGACTCTCTGAATAGATCCAGATTTCTCTAGATCGTCAGCTAATGCTTGAAGTTGTCTTGCTGATGAGAGTAGCAGTGTAGGTTCCGCACCGTATTTATACAGTTCTCGGCACCACGCGCCAACACCAGAAGCGGTAACAAAGGTACATGAACCTGAGTTAGTAGTAATCTGTTTGTTTAGTCCAGAAAACTCGCTTGTTCTAAGTGCGGCATCTCCCGAGATCATCATCTCTTCTTCGCCTAGCATAACTTCATAAATCTTAATTCGCTCTCTGCTCTTTTGCATGTCAGGTTGTGCATCCCGACCTTTTGATGCTGCCAAAGCTAAACCTCCAACCTCTAATTTCCTACCTAGCAACTTGTATGTTGCTGCGGTAGCAGTGTAAGTTTGAGAAGTTTCGCCTGGAGCGGCTGCATCTGCAAAGGCAATGCTTGTAGCAGTACCAGTGATAGCGTTAGTTGAGCTGTATGACCCTGAGTGCATCCCAGATGTCATCTGTTTCCATTGTGCTGCTTGACCCAAGCCTTTTACGCGAGGAGTCCTATTTCGCAGTGGAGTATCTTTTGGGGAGAGAATTCTAATCTCTTCATCAAGATTTTCCGGAGAAAAAACTGAACGTGTTCCTGGACTAAAAGTATTAGTCGCAGTCGTTTCAGCAGCTTTCATAATCATATCTTTGATACCAGATAGTGCTTCAGTTACGTTTTTCATATTTATATTCACCACCTTTCAAATGGTTACAAGTTAATAGTAAGGATACCTCTGTTTAAAACAGAGATTTCCTAGGCTATTTATAATAGCTTTCAAACTTAAATGACCAAGGCTTTCTTTAGTTTAACAAGATCATAAGCCTCCGATTCGAGTTTCTCTGTATATTCTAGAGGCTTCTCATCTCGGATTTTTGTGAGTTCTGCTAAACGCTTTTCAACCTTTTGAAGGTCTTGCTTGTCTTCGTCGTCGCCAGCAAAAGTTTTTGAAACAATTACTTTCGCAGGAGCTGGAGATTCTTCAAGTTTCTTGATACGACCTTTAAGGTCATCAATCACTTTCAATAGTTTCTCTGAAGCCTCTCCTGAAGAAGTACTAATAGCTTTCTTAGCCTTGTGTACCTCCTCTTTTTTGGCTTCCTCGGCCTTTTCGACTTTAACAATCTTCTTGACCTCAGCTTTCTTAGGAGCTTCGACTTTTGGTGCTTCTTCAGCAGAAGCTTTTACAAGGTCGGCTAGCTTGGAAACGTTTTTGTTAAGAGACTCTACAGATTCGAAAAGCTTTTCAAACCTCTCAGCATATCTGTCAGCTTTCTTAACTGCTTTAACTTTGATAGGTTTAACTTTAATCTCATCAACTGGACCCTGATCTGTAGGTTCACCCTTATCAGAAACATTGTCAACAACTGGAGCTTTAGCTTTAAGAACTTTCTTGGCTTTTTTCTCAACCTTCTTTTCTACTTTGACAACCTTTTCAGTTTTCTCAGTCTTTACGACTTTCTCAACTTTCTTGGCTTCCTTTTCGACTTTCTGGTCTGCCTTCTCGAGTTTCTCAACTTTTTCAATTTTTATCTTTTTCATGTTTTTCACCGCCTTTCCTTTTTCACTAATTGATAGGTGTTTAATAGAGTCAATTTTCCCCATAATGCTTTTATGGCAAATAGCAATCGCATGACTTTTTCTTTCTTTAGCCTTTGGATACTTAGACCTCATCTTGGGGTCTTTCATTAAATCAGCCACACAAGATTCCATCTTGGGTATAAGCTTATTAGGTACGCCTGGATAAGGCATCGTTTCCCTCCAAAAAAACCACACCCATTACGGGGTGCGGTGATAATCATCCGTTGATATTACACCAACCTTATACATATTATGGCAAACTTTTTTTTAGTTTGTCAAGTGCGGATAAGGTCTTGGAT